GCCGGATATTCCCCGCCGCAAGCGCAGTCTGTCCCGGCAAAAAAAACCTGTCATACAACGCTCGAAAAATCGCCCGCGCATCGCTGTCATTTTTCGTGCCGCCGTAGCAGCGCGCCATTACGATGTCACGGTGTTCATCGCCGGACACGTGCGCGGTGCCCGTCTCTGGCGTCACAACAACAAGTGGGTGCGTGTTCTTAAATCCGGCGGGCACGCGGTTAATCACCACGTAATCGCCACCCAGTGCGGTGCGGAACGTGCTCGCTGCAAGCAGAAACTGCTGTATGATTTGCAGTTTATCAATCACAGTTTGTAATCCTTGCGCGCGTTCAAGATGCGTTCAAACTGGACTCGCGCCATTTCACAAGCCCACGCAAAAAACGGCCGCGCTACCATGCGCTTAGTACCGAAATGGACATACGCACCGTAGCCCGTCCGCGACTTCAACAGCAACGAGCGCGGGCGGTCGCTAACCATAATGTGGTTACGCGCAAGGTTGCCGGTGGCCCTGGGCGTCACGCCTTGCTCGCGCGATGCCTCAATAGCGAGGTTGCCGAACATCAACACATCGTCGTGCGTCACCTGCTCAAGTATTTGCTTGAGCCGTGGATTCGGACGAATATCGACGCGCGACTTAGCCAAGGATAAAGCCCGCTTCGAAGGTCTGCGAAGATGTGCCAGCGATATCAATAGTCTTCACGGTGCCGGAGATATCCGCGCTGGCGTCGTTGTGGAAAATTGCCAGCGAACCGCCGGGCTGTACAACCACGCTGCCGGACGTGCCGAAAATCAGGTACGGATTCGACGCGCCCTGTGTAATCGTCATCGCGTTCGCACCAAGGTTTTTGAAATAGAAACCCTGAACCTTCAGGCCGTTGCCGTCGCCTACCGCGCCACCCACAGTGTAGAGCGCGCGCAAATCGATAGTGGCCGCGCCCGCTGTCAGCGCGTAAACGTCACCGCTAAAAATCGTCGCGGGCGAGGGCGTGATAGTTTCGTCAAACTGCGTGTGCTGTACCGATTTTGCGCTGGCGGATAGCGTGTCATCCGCCAGTACTTCGGTCGCGGTAATACCGATCTTGATTGTCGGGCTGGTAAGACTCATTTTATGGATTCTCCGGTGATGAGCTTCAGGGTTAAAACATTCGCACTCGGACCGAGCTCGGGCGCGCCGACAACCGCATAGATCTGCGGAGATGCAAGCGCCGTGCCGTGTCGGTGCGTGAGTTCTACGCGGTCAATACTCGCCACGCTTGCCGTTACCGGCAGCCGCAGAATGGCATCGTAAATCGGCGCCTGTGATCCGTCTTCGACTTCGCCGCGCCTGCCCGGCTCGAAGCCGCAGGGCTGGCCGTCGCTGTATAGCGGGTCTTCCGGCACGCTGTCCAAGCTTCCATATTCAAATTCAGGCACCGCGCCCAAGCGGCACGTATCGAAAAACGTGAGTGCCGCGGTCTCGCGCATGTAGTCAAAATCTATCGCGTTCATACGTCCACCGGTTCAAGCGGCGGCGTGTATCGCGGCAGGTCCTGTTCTACTTCAACGATGCGGCCATAGTTATCAATCTCGCGCTGGCTCGATACAAGACGCGCCGAACCGAAACCAGCACGGCCACGGAACCGTTTCGCCATTTTTGTGTATTGCTCGAAAACTTTGGCCCGGTCGTAGCTCGCGCCGTCCGCGCTGAAATCGAAATCACACGCGACAGCCGCCGCCTTCTCATCCCAGATATCAGCCGCCGCCGCATACAACGAATAGGTTGGTGTCCAGTAGGTATTCGCAATCTGCGTGGCTGGTGTCGTGAGGTAGCTCCAGACAAGCGGGTCTTGCCCGGCGGCATCGCGCACAGGGCGCGCTTCGATAGCCTGTACGATCATCGCGTCGGTATACGTCGCGTCGGTCGGCTCAGCTATAAGCCTGCGCATCTGGGCGATCTGTTCTGCCGTTGCGGACATTCACGTTTCCCTGTGGTCAACCGGGCCGCCACCGTAGCAGCGGCCCAGTCATCGCGTAGATTAAGCGGCGCGCGCGTATTCGACAAACAGGCGCGCGCGCAGTCCGACGGTCGAGGCGGAGCCGTTGACATTCAGAAACTTGTCCGTGGTCCAGAGCGCCGGAACAGTAATCTCGGTTTTCGTGGTGCCTTGGATGGTCGCGCCGTTGTACATTTTGCCGGCAGCCGCTGCCATCGCAAGCGCGTTGATGATGTCAGTGCCCGCCGTGGTAGCATCCGCCGCTATACCAGCGCTGAGGTTTGCCGCGTCGGTGCTGTTCGCGGATACGTACAGGGTCGTGCGCAGGATGATCAGCGGCACGCCTTCGGGATTCGCCATGGAAAAGATCGCGCCGCCAGTCGTGGCGGCAACGCCTTCAAGGTCGATAACAAGGCCCTTGTTACCTTCGGTGGAAATTGCAGATGCCATGTTACGGCGCTCCTTAGATGAGGTAATCAACCATGACGGCGGTGCCGTCCATGGCCGAATTGAGGTCAACGGTATTCAGTGACAGTACCGTGCTCGATACGGTCACCGTCGGTGCGGTGCCTTCACGTACACCAGTCCGGTACGCAGCAACAACGCTATTCACAGGCAGCTTGTCCGGCAATCCGAGCTTGTCGGATACGCCCACGGTGTAGGTTGCGTTCGCGCCGTCCTGCACCGGAAATACGATACTGGTCACGGTCTTGAACGCTTTTGCGGTGCTCTGAATCGTGCTGGCGTTCACGGCAAACGTAATCACGTCGGTAATCACCGCGTCGGCAATATCGGTGCCGGTCACCGTGATATCGCCTGCCGGTACGTCGCCCGTAGTACCGCCCGGCGTCGCGCTGATACTGCGCGGCACGTCGGGCTGCGCGAGGAACGTGGTAACCGTAGTAACCACGCTATCGCTGGTTGCCGTCGCGGTAAGCAGCCGGTCAACATCGGCTACAACGGGCGAACCGAGTGAGGCGCGCACCGGAGAAAGCAACGTGTTAAACGTGCCTTGCAGGTCGGTGCTGGCCCGGCGTGCTACGTTCGTATTGAAAGGGTACAGACTCATAGTCGCCCCCTTACGCTACAAGCGTGGCAAACGGGAACCGAGTCGCTTCGGTCTCGTTCATGCGGTTAATCGGATTCGGAAGCGCGAAGCCGAGGCGCATCACGGCGCGCAACGCAACCATGTCCTGCTGCGCGAGGTTGTAAATGATGTTGCCGCTTCCGTCCTGAATCACGGCCTGATCCAAGACCTTGTATGTCATGTCCTGGCGCATCGCGTAAACGAGGTGCCGCCACATGCCCGCGATAAGCAGGCTAGAAGCCGCAACGATGCTACCATTCAGCGGGTACAGAATCGGCGCACCGTCAAGCGTGCCGGTCGCAAACGAGTTGCCTACCTGCTGGCCGGGATGAAAAATCGGCTGACCGTCCGCAGTGCGCGTGTTGCGCAGCTTGCCACGCATCGAAGTGTGCGCAATGTGGCCGCTAGCGATGAAGCCGTCGGCTTCGAGCGCCATCAACACGCCTGCGGTGCCGCCGGTGGTCTCGCCCAGGAGGGCTTCGTACATGTCGGAATAGTTGGCAAGCGAAAGGTTCTGGCTGGCCGCCGTGGTACCGGCAACGAGCCCAGCCGCACCGAGGTTGGTAGTCCAACTTGTCGGAATGTTGGTGCCGTACAGCACCGCCGCGTCGATGGCCTTACCGAACGCCTCGGAAAGCAACGGCTTTACCATGCCCCACACGTCAAACGACGTATCGTCAAGCACTGCCTCGGGAATCGGCACGATAACGGCCAGTTCCTCGGCATCGATGTACTTGTTCGACCAATTGACTTCGGTGGTCTGTTTCTGCGCGATGTCACCGCTCAGGAAATAAGCGGTCGGCAGCGCGGAAACGATGGGGAGCCGCGTCTGCTTCGTGCTCATGTTCGGCAAGCGCTGGGCGAGCCGCATGACAGCGGACATTTCCGGCGTTGTCTCAATGACCGTCTTCGCCGCATCCTCGGGGATGAGGGCTTGCGCATCGCTGCGCGAAATCACGTTATTATATGCCATGCTAGTTATCCTCTACCGGCGGCGGCGCGGATAAACGCATTCATGTCGCCGGTCGTGTTTGCGGCCCCCGCGCCAGCGCCAGCATTGGCGGTGGCCGTAGTGCCGAAAAATTCAGGGTTTTCCTTGCGAAACTTGTCGATATCCAACCGGCCCTTGTTGTCGATGTACCCGCCGCCCGTGGCGACAAGGTATGCAGCCCGCGCGTTGCGGATACCGGCGGTGCTGGCTTGCTCCAAGAAATCGGCTTTGCGCTCAGCCTCAGCCGCACGCGTTGCCGCGTCGGCCAGCTTCGTTTCGGCGTCCTTGGTTTTGTCCGCGATAGCCGCGTCAAGATCGGCCTTCCACGCTTTCTGCGCGGCGCTCACGCGGCGGTCGGCCTCGCGTTGCAGGTCGGCTTCGGTGAAAGTCTTTGGGGTCGCGCCCGCGTCCGCCCCGGATTTATCCGTTGCTTCGGCGTTCGTTTCGCCCTTGTCCTGTTCGTCTGCCATAAAAGAAAAATCTCCGTAGGCATTAACCCCGGCGTCGTGCCGAGCGGTGTAGCCTACGGAGATTCTATAGCGGTTTTTGGTAGCTTGCTATATCTGGAGTTTTACGCGTGCAAATTGCTAGATATAGCTTTTTCGAGTAGCTTCATTGCATCCCTAACGACGGGGATGTGCCGCGCCGGAGGCTGGAGCCACCCAATAGCCTTGCCTACCGTCTGGCGGAGGTCCGCATTCTCGAACGGCGCTTCGCAGTCCGCGCGCTCGTATGATTCGTAGGAGGCAAACTTAGCAGCGCATTTCTTGCACTGCCTGTACCGGCGCGTGGTTTCGCCGTCCGGTTCGTGAACCGTATTCGTTACGCGCGTGTGTTCGTTTCCGCACTCTGGGCACTTCATCCGTCGATAGCCTCCGTTAGTTCCTTCGCCGCAGCCGTGGCCGCAGCACGTTTCTCCGCGCGTTCCCGCGCACCGGCCAGTACTTCTTCGTGGTAGATATACGACACGCTACACCGGCAGCGCGGATGCTGAGGCGGCTCGCTGGCACCGCTGGTAAACGACTGCTTTACTGGTATCGGTCCCTGCGCCTCGTTGGCCTGACACTCATCGCTTACGCGGTTGTCGCCGGTCGTCTGCCAGATCTTCCACTTCGCGCCCGCCGCTTTTGCCGCCTCGGCATCGCCTTGGCTAACGGCTTTCGCCGTCTCCGTGCGCGCGATTACTTCGCGCCGCTCCTTCAGTAGTTGCTCGCGTAGCTTGTCTATTTCGGCCTGCGACGGTGGCGGGTCGCTGTCTATGAATTTCTGTAACTGTTTCGCGCGCACGCTGTCGAGGTTGTTCACGGCCTTCAGGTCGCGCGCGATAGCCGTTGGGTGCTTGCCGTCCTTCAGTCCCTGCGCGATGGTCTCGCCGATGTTTTTCAGTTCGGACTCGATAAACGAATTTTGTAACGATGTCGCCGCCGTCTCCGCAAGCGCGCGCGCGTTGTCGAGAATTTCTTGACTCACTTCGCCGCGAAACTGAGCCACCAACGTATCATAATACGTTTCAACCAGCGCACGCCGTACCACCTCGGATTCAGCAAACAGGTAAGCCGCGAGTTCAGCCGCCTCGCGACTCGGCAGGCCTTGTTCAACCATGAGCTCCAGTAGCTGTTCCTCTGTCAGCGGCGCATTCATGTCACGCTGGCCCGCATCCGGTCCAGCGCACCGCTGGCAACGAGCCGGTTGACGAGTTCGACGTTGGCCGCCTCAAGCGCGGTCAATAGCGCGGCCTGTATCGCGTTGCTTTGCCGTTCCACCGTCGCCCGTTGTACCGCCGCTTGTTCGTCTACGCTACCCTGCGGCCCCGGCGTCGCGGGCTGTGCCTGTCCGGCTGTCGGCTTCGGTGCAACAGCCATCATCGCGCGCGCGTCTTCCATAAGCTGGTTTAGTTGGTCTTCCGTCCAGCCTTCATCGCGGAGGATATTCAAGATCGGGATACCGGCCTGCGTGTTGGTGAGGCGCGTGGTAGCTTGGCTCTGTGGCTGTACGGTGTGCGGTTCCTGCCAAATACACTCAATGTCTTCCGGGTCCACCGTCTGGCCCTGAATCATGAGGCAAAACGCCATGGCCCGCTGCCACTCTTCGCCCAATATACCTTGGTATAGTTCGATCTTCGCGATCAGCGGCGCCTCCATCGCCTGCAACGCTTCGCCGCTCGCGTTCGCACCTTGCCCGGTGAAGTAGTGCTTGGGCGTTGCGCTCAACACCGCCATCGCGTCCGCCATGGAATCTATCGGCTCCAGATAATTGCCGGGGTCACCAACGGGGAACGCGCCCACACCGCTAGGCTGATCGCCCGCTTCCGCTGCGGGAATCTTCAACAACGTACCCGGCCCCACGGGTAGCCCGCCTGCCTGTTCGTCCCAATGGCCGATGCCCCAGCGCTGCGGGAAACTGGTGAATTCGGACGATACCATCATATCGTTGAGCAGCTTATTCATCGCGTCTTGCAGGGACAAAACGCCCGCTGTGAGTTCGCCGGTACAGACGCGGCGGCCCGTGCGGAAATGAAATACCGGAATCACGCCGTAGGGGTTTAGCTCAGACGATTGCAGCGTGTACGCGCTCGCGTTCATCGGCTCGTTTTTCGATTCGTAATGTTCGATGGTGCCGGGGTAGTACAGGTTCAGGTAGTAGGTTTTATTCGACACCCAGCGCTTACAGGCCACGCGCGGCACGTCGGGATATTCATCTTCGTAGATGACGTGCGCCTGTCGCGGGTCGTGGTAGTACGCGACGGGCTTCCCTGTCGGCCCCTGCCACGCGACAAGGTACGATTCGCCCGTGGATAGCGCGGCGGTGTGCAGGTCGTTGGCCGCCCGGTGCAATACGCGCTTCCATATATCTTCCATCGTTTCGATAGTCGCGTCATCGTCCGCGTTCCACGCCTGCACCTTGAGTCGGTTTCGGCTGGCGTCAACGATAACCTGGCACCAGTTCTTCTTAAACACAACGCCGTTCGGCACAACCTGATTCATCTTCGGGTTGATAAACGCAATCGGGTGCTGCCCGTCGTAATAGCGCCAGCGCAGCGAGTGCGCTATCTGCTTCGCGGCCATCGCGTCGTAGCACAGTTTCAGGTCGTTTTCTATCATGAAGCCGTCGCCTCTTTGTTTCCGCGCCGTAGTAGCGACGCGCCAAGCCATACGAACGCGTCAAGCCGGTTCGGCGATTCGCCGCGCTCCGGCGTCCAGCCGCATAGTTCGTCTTCAAGTTTTACAAACTCACCGACGAACTTGATTTTGTTCTGTTCCGTCAACGCGGCGATGGGTTGCGCGCGCGGCACCTTGCCCCGCGAAGCCCATACTTTTTGCATAGGCACGTTAGCATCAACCGTGCGCAAGACGTGCCGCACCATTTCGCCGCCTTGATTGGCCTCATAAATAATTTTGTCCGCCTTGTGCCGGTGATACGCCCGCACGGTCGCGCGACCCCACGCGTCTGGGCTTCCCTGTAGCGTGTCATCGGCAATCACGTACATAAGTCCGTTGCTTCCCTTGCCGCCCGTCACGATTCCCGCCTCATCGCCGCCGGGCGTGGCTGAGGGGTCGAGCGCTACGTGCATCCGCACGATTTCGACGCCTTCCGGCACACGTAGAACGCGGTTCCTATCTATCCACTCGCGCCGCCAGAGCGCGCCAGGGTCATCAACCTGCCAGAGTCCCTCGCGTAGCTGTTTCCGTGTTGCGGGGTCGAGCTTAGATAGCGCTTCCTCATATTCCGCCTGCCCGATGTGCGGATTGTCTTCAAGCCGGGCCGAAATGAATGCCGCCGTCGCGGTCGCGGGGTCGATAAACCTGCGATGCACCCAAGCGTGCCCGATGCCGCCGGGATTCGTCGCGGCCCGCATCCGCACCGGCACCGTAGCGGCCACCAAGCGCCGCAGGCGGCTGAAGAGGTAGGTATATTGCTGTTCGGTGAACTGCGTAAGTTCGTCGAAGCCTACGAACTGGAATTCTGAACCCTGATAGCGGTATTTGTCGTTGTCGCTATCGAGGTAGCCGAACGTGAGGCTAGCGCCGCTGGGGAATACGAACGACTTTTCCGAAGCCACCCATCGGGCATCGGTCCCCATGAGCCACTGCTTTGCACGGTCCATGATGGCGCCCGGCATCGCGAGGTCGGGGAACGTCCGGCGTAACAGCAGGGCGCGGTAGTCCGGCACATGGACGAACTGGAGCGCGGCCATAATCATAGCGTCGGATTTGCCGCCGCCCGCCGCACCGCCGTAGAGTAGTTCGGCCTCATCAATGTGCGCGAGGAATTCAGCCTGCTTCGTGGTCGGCAAGTGCGGGATGTAGCGGTTGCTCAGGACGGTGTGTCCGAACGTCGCGAATGTCGAGGCAAGGCTAGCCACGAGTAGAAACAGCACGCTGTATAGCCTCCATGTAGGTGGCTACGGCTTCGTCGGCTGAGATAGCGGGCTGGTACGGCTGTGTGCCGTCCGGGGTAGTGGGAGCGATCTTCGTCGCGCCGTCCCAGCCTTTGAGCTTGGCGAGCCTATCAGCGGCCTTGATGGAGTCCGCATCCGAACCGCCCAGCATAATTTGCGTCATACGCTCGCACGTCTGTTCGTAAGTCGCGATGCTCGCGGACTGGACAGACGCGCGGAGTCTGGATAGCTCATCTATGATGTTAACGTTCGCTAACAACCGGGAAGCTTGCTCATTCGCTGTTCGTGGGGAGTAACCCGCCCGCGTGGCTGCTTGTGTCCCGTTCGAGTCCTTGAGGTACTCGCGGACGAACGCGGCCTGTTTCGGTGTGAGCATTAGACGGTGGCCAGTGCTGCGGCGGCCACGAGGGCGAGCGCGCCGAACACGGTTATCAGGCAGCCTGCGCCCATGACGCCGCAGCCGACGGCGGTGATAGCGTGGCCGGGGTTCTGGTTGTTGTTCATGATTGAAACCTCACACGTTTTGTACTTCTTAGTATAGCACATCTGGCGGCTGAGGCAAGGGCGCGGTTAGGCGTCCAGGAATTGGATGCCCGTGTAATAACGTTTACGGACTCCGTTTTTGCTTTCTCTGTAGTCGTATAATTCTGGAAAATAGTTTCTGATGGCCATACCAAATACCGCAATTGTTACAGGCCGGACACCTTTGTCCTTCGCCCATTCGGTGTAGGCTTTGTAAAGTTCGCTGCGCAAAATCATACCTTCGGAATCGATAGTGCATCGTTCTTTAAAAAAGTCGAAGGTGTCGATTTTTGTAACAACTCGATTCTGTGCCAAATATTTGTCGATATCTTCAATAGCATATCGGATGCTTTTTTCCCCGATGATAAGGTATGGAAGATTCTGAATTGTTCCTGAGCTTTTCGATTTTCGCCGCCTTGATGCGAGGGTTTGTTTCGACAATCCCAAGATGTTTGCGGCCTCTTCTTCGGTTACTAACTGCATAAAAAAAACCTCCTTTAGTTGAGGTAATTATACATGGACTATGTGGACGTTGTCAAAAACAAAAGGGTCCACGTTGTCCATGCTATCCCTATATCTATCTTATATAGCGTATTACGCTTTTTATAAGTTATAGAAAAAGGTCTGTACGAACATGGACCCTTGGACACAGCCTTTATTTATAGGGGTTTTCTGCATGTTCGGGGTCCAAGCAAAACTGGCGTTAGCGCAGACGCCGAAAACCGAACTACGAAAAATAAGAAACCCGCCGCGCGGTTGCGGCGGGGGTCCAAGTAGGGGGTCCATGCTGATAACCGGCTACTCCAGCTTGATCCCGGTGTAATACCGCGTCCGCGCGCCGTAGTTTTTGGCCCGGTAATCGTCAATTTCGGCGCAGGCCGCGCGCAGTTGCTGGCCGAATTTTGCCTTTCCGTATGGGCGTGTGAGCCCCTCGTCGGTGGCCCATTCGAGATAAGCGGCATAGAGCGCGTCGCGCGCCACGGTGGCCTGCGGGTCGAGCGTGCAGCGGTCTTCAATAAACGCGGTAATCGGTGCCGACACTGCGCGGAACCCGGCAAGGATAGCGCGTGACTCGGCTGGTTCAGTAAACCGCCCTTGGGTGGTGAGCCGTTGCAGGCCGTCCAGCGCCCAGTTAAGGATGCCGGGTAGTTCCCGCCGTATTTTGGACTCCAGGAAGCGGTCCTCGCGCCCGAGGTGTGATTGGGTGGTTTGCAGCATGAGCAGGCGGCCCAAAAGCGCGCCCGAGGCGTCTGTGAGGTTCGGCAGTTCGTTCGATACCATCTGAATTTTGAGGGGGATGTGGCCCGTCCAGTCCGGCTTATAGAGCCGCCGGACGGTTTGTTTATCGCCGCCCGACAGGGATAGCAGGCGTTCCACGATGGAGGCTTGATCGTTCCTCCGTCCCAGCCGCGCGTCGGCGATTATGGCGAGGCGCATGTCTATGAGCACTTGCCCGCCGCGCGCGTCCCCGAGGCTGCCGAGGGTGGGGTTGCAGGTGCTGTCCGGCCCCATGAGTGCTTCGAGGGTGCGCGATATGACACCTTTGCCTGAGCGCTGCGGTCCTATTATCCAGAGCATTTTGTGGTGTGACATATCGCGTGACAGGCAATAGCCGAACCACTCGCCTAGAAGGAGGGCGCAGTCTGCGCCGCTGTCACCCGGCCACGTGCGGGTGAGGAAGTCCACCCACGTTTCCGGGCTGTCCGCGTCCGGCGAATAGGCGAACGGCAGTGTTGAGGTTACGAAGAGCGCCGGGGTGTGCGGGATAAACTCGCGGCTGCTGTCGAGCCGTAGCAGGCCGTTGCGCACGGAGATCCATTCCGAGGCGGAGGGGCGCGGTGTGCCGTCCATCCAGAACGGTGCTTCCTGCCGGGCGGGTAGCATGCAGAGGCCGCGTAGCTGTGACATAACGTCGCGTAGTAGGCCGTCCTTCAGGATGCAGCGGACTGTTTTAAGTTTATCCGAGTCGTTGTAGTAGTGCCAGCGTGACAGGGTTTCCGAGAGTTGCCGGTGTAGGGCTTCCACGTCCAGCACGCGGTAGTGTGTGCGGTCGTAGATGTACCAGTCGCCGCGCCAGTAGCGGAGGGTCCTCCCAGGGTGCGTTTCTGAATTGAATTTTTCTGCGAGGTCGCGGGGCGACGGCGTCACCACGTAGTTCGGCTGGTCCGGGTCACCCGTTGAGTTGCTTGCCCCGCGCGGCGGCACGTCCGTCGGTATCTGCGGTGGTCCCGCGGTGCCGGTGCGCGGCGCGTCACGCCCGGCGCGTGGCGGTGGCACCGGCACCGGTTTCTGTCGCCCTGCGGTAATACCGGATTTCAGGGTAGCATGTGACTCGCGTTCCGGCAGGCCAGCGGCCACGGCGGCGGGTAGCAGCGCGTTAATGATTTCGCCGTCCGTGAGTTCGGTTAGGCGTGCGAGGGAGTAGGCTTCGCGGTTCAGCGTGGCGTTGCGTTCGCCTTCGGGCGCGGTGGTAACGGTTGCAGCCGCCCGTTGCAAGGCGGCGGCTACGTAGCCAGAACCCGGCGTGGTTGCAGGTAGCGGTAGCTGTGGCGCGGCGGTGTTGAGTTTGGCGGGCGGCGTGTTGATGGCGTCGATCACCCACTGCGGGAGGTCGGCCAGTTCGATTTCATCTGGGGCGCGTCCCGGCATCCACTCATAGAGTGCGCCGGTATCAGCGTGAACGCTGCCCGGCGCCACGACTTGCCCGCCCTCGCCCCGCGTGTCGGTAGAGGCGTGGATATGCCGCGCGGTGTTGCCTACTCTCATCTTGGGCGTGCCCGGCGGCACGCGGTAGTACAGATGCACCCCGCCTCCGCCGGTTTGTGCCGTGATGGTAGGCGGCAGTCCCGGTGGCGCATCGCCGTCGCAGTCTACTACGAGCAGGCCGTTGCCGGTGCGGATGCCGATGTTCCCGTCGGCGTCGAGCCATGCTTGGGCTTCATCGGCGGTGATGCCGGGCCGTTTTTGCCAGTCGCGCGCGATGGGCCGCTTGCCGGGTGATGGTCCTTTGTCTGCCGGGCCGGACAGTTTAATAAGCGGCCACCCGAACCGGATGGCCGCCTGAATCGCGTCGGTGGTCATGCAAAGAGTTCCTGTTGTGCTGGTGCGTTGATACGGTGTGTAGCGATCTCGAAATAGCCGGGGTCGCGCTCAATGCCGATAAATGAAAGGTCAAGGATCTGGCACGCCCTGCCGGTTGAGCCTGAACCCATAAATGGGTCCAGTACTGTTCCGCCGGGCGGCGTCACGAGTCGGCACAGATACACCATAAGGTCGGTCGGCTTCACGGTCGGGTGGTGGTTGCGATTGTTGGCTAGATCTTGATTTGGCTGTCCGCCTATACCGTTTCCCATTGTTTGGCGCGCTTTTTCCTCTAACCCGTGGCATCCTGTGTCCCTGTCCAGCTTGCTCGCTTTTGGCGTGTAGAAGTAGCGCGCTGCGTCGCCCATGCCTTGGGTGGCTTCGTCGCTGCCGTCGTGTATCAGGTTCGCGGGCCAGCGGCTAGATAATGAGTTCGGGCCATGAAAAGTTTCGCCTGATGTACTTCGGCCTGCGTTTTTATGACCAAGACATTTTCCATTTTCGTCGCGATTATTACACTGTGTTCCACCTCCAGAACTTCCAACCCTGCTCGCGTCGATATTCAGCGCGCCGGTACAGTGCTGAAGTACGTTGGTCGCGACGGTGCCGGGAAACGGCTTGCGTGCCAACGTTATCGGCTCCACGGCGGGCTTCAGCGCGGTTCCCCAGCCTTGCCATTGCTGCGCTGCTGGGGTGGCTGGAGTGGTGAGTGCACCATTCCCAAAGCTGTTAGGCCCACGATTATTAAAGGTTCCGCTTTTGAAATTGACGGGTGGCAGAGTGGCTTCCTGTAACACTTCCCGCTCCGCTCCCGCCGCCTTGTCAATCGCTTTCGACACGTCTAGCGACTTCGGGAAGCCAGAACCATACACCCACATAATCATGTCGCGGATCTCGAAGCCCGCGTCTTCAATCCGGCACGCCATGCGGTGCTGCGTCCGCGTGCCAGCGAAGGCCAGCAAGTGCCCGCCCGGCTTCAACACGCGCAGGCACTCAGCCCACACTTCTACGCTGGGCACGTCGTAATCCCATTTCTTCCCCATGAACGCGAGGCCATACGGCGGGTCTGTTACTACGGCGTCAACACTTGAATTTGGAAAAGTCTTCAGAACATCGAGGCAGTCCCCGAGTCGCAGATCTATCACTGCCCGCCTCCGTTCGCGCGGCGCTGCGCTTCGGCGGCGTCGATAGCCAGCACGCCGCGCAGCGCGACGTTGGCGGTGTCCATGAGTTCTTGCCGGACGCGCCACGACTCGTTGCGCCGGATGGCCTCGATAACTTCATAGTACTCTTCGGTGAGCGCGCCCAGCACGGCCATGCTGTTGTCGAGCGCGCCGTGCTTGGTGTGCGCGCGGTTGATGAGGAAATTGAGATCGTCGATGATGCGCGGGGTGAGGGCGTTCATTCCGACACCCCCACACTACGGCTGTACGTGGCGCAGCGCGCGCCGTGCGAGCCGGTTAGTGCTTCGTCACGTATCGGCACATAGACGGCGTCCCCGGCCTCCGCAAGGCTCGCGGCCCGGCGCGTTACACTGGGCGTTGGTGTGCCGAGATACTGGCGCAGTTCTCTGGGTGTCTTGAAATATAGCGGGCCTAGCTGTTCCTCGCGCCAGCCGCTGCCACGTTCTTGACGGCGAGCGCGTGCTTTGACGTTTGCGGATGCGGCGGCGCAGTCGCGGGAACAATACCGTTGCCGGCCACACGCGGGCTGAAACGGGTTGTTGCAGTGCTTGCAGAGTTTCATGATTCAAACGCCCTCATGAGTTTAGGTATCGCTTCTAAGCATGCCTTCCGCGTCTTGCGGTGCGCGCAGATAGTCGCATCATCGTGGAAAATGTCGAGCATCCAGCCGGTGACAGCGCCGTCGTACGTGCGGTGCTTGTAGACTTCGATATAGACGCCGTCGCGGTCCAGCGAGTATGAATCCGTGATGTATTCGTCGCGCGCGAAGTCGCGGATGGTTAGGTCCCAGTTCATGGCTTCTCCTCCGCGTGCCGGTGCGCGGCCCGCTTGGCGTCGGCGAGGCGGCGCGGCTCTGTGTATTTTGGCGTGACGAGTATGTTGCCGACACAAACAACCCAGCCGCCAGGAAAGAATCCAGCGGTACGTTTGTATATAGTACAGGTGTGCCCGTTTATCACTTTGAAGTATTCGCCATCTTCGCGCTTCCATCCCGTCGTGTCGCTCATGTCTTCCCCTCCGTGATGGCCTTAGCGCGGGTGTGGAGGCACTTTAATACACTCCACTTTTCGAGTTCTTCGGACCACTCATTGAAATCGGCGAGCTTGTCCCTCATGGGTTTTTCATCCGGCTCCAGCAGCGCGAGCACTTCGTCCAGCCTGCGGCGGAGGTCGGCGGCCTCATCCATCAAGTCATCCCGCTCGCTGGTTACTTCATCAAGCTCGGAGCACAGCGCGGAAATATCAACCGGCGCGCCGTCCATGTTCATATACCGAGCCATGGCATTATGCGCCTCGGTGACGTTCGCGGCTTTAACCCGGTTCTCTTCGGCTGTGTGCCTCGCGTTATCCCGCTGCCTGATCGCCTCTGTGATGGCACGCTCGCGGGCTTCCAGGACAGCCTTCACGCGGGCGAGTTCTTCATCGCTGCGATCAAGGTCCGCAAGCACCTGCTCGTAAGCCGTCGCGACATCGGCGTGCGCGGCGTTGGCGGCGGCGAGTTCAACCTCTAGCACATTCACGCGCTTTTCAGCCTCCGCGCGGCCTTCGGACACTATTTCGTCGCGCCTGTTGGCCTTGGCGAGTTCGGCGCGGAGGTCCTCTATATCCATTGCTTGTTGCGCCAGCTCGGGAACTTCCGCCATTATTCGTGATCTTTCGTTAGCGAGCTTACCTTCCAGTTCCGCGATGCGCGCCTCGTAGGCGTCGCAGTCGGCGTTGAGTTTGCGCCGAAGCGAGTCCGCCTCTTTGTGGCTTTGTAGCCGGTATTCATCGCCATCGGAGTTGCACAGGATGGCGGAGTACGTGTCTTTCAATCCCCAGTTCATATCATCGTCCTCTCTTCGGTTTGCGCACAGCGGCGCGGCTGAGTCTGTTGGTTCGCTGGTGCCTGTTGTTGTCCTGGATGGCGTGCCACAGGCGGCGCAGGAAGGCGGCGAGGCAGGTCATGGGCGGGTAATTTCACAGAGTTCGTCGAGTGACACGTAAAGCGCACGCGCAATTTTGATTAAGTTCTTCACAGATGGCACACGCCTTCCACGCTCGAAATGGTTGATAGCGGCAGGTTGAAGCCCACAGGCTTTTGCAAGATCGCTCTGCGTCATCCCTTGCCGCTCCCGCTCTTCTCGAATATTATTGGCGATGCTCATAGATCCACACCTCCACGTCGCAGTCCAGCCCGCCCAAGTGCTTCTCGTACAGCGGCCAGACGTCGGTCCAGTCCAGCCCGCCGCAGCCGCAGCCGAGTTGTGGGATGGCGATGGATGTAATATCGCGGACGGCAAATTCTGAGGCTAATTCAAACAGGCAAGAATTCACCCATTCAACTTTTGACGGATCGCGCCAATGTTTTTTGGTAGCGGCCAAAATAACGTACCTCTCATGGGCGCACCAGTGGCGTGTTTCGCCCGGATCTATTTTGCTCACGCCTACTGATCGGCATAAGCTCGCGTACCACTCGAACATTCCCGGCCATCGCCGCTTAAACTCCAGCGCTAGCCCCTTGCCCATGACGCCGACGCAGTTCACGGGGCAGACGAGGACCTGGGCGGTGCTGTCGAAGATGCTGCCGTGTTTAAGAGTGATGGGCATCGGTAACTTCCTTCATAGTTATGTGCCATTTCTTTCCGGTTTCGCGGCATGTTATTGTCTGCTCGTATCCTCCCCACATATCAATGGCGGCACGGTAGAATTCTTGGGTTTTATCCTCCCAATCCAGAAACGAAGTTCCAGCTTTATTGACTCGGCCTACTTGAATGCGCTCAGTGAGTGACGACATCTGAAGTCCGTATTTCATCCCTCACCCCTCCATAGCGCCGCCGTAGCGTGCGCGAGTTTCTGGCACTCCGCGAGCGTCGGGCGGGTGGCGCAGTAGAGTGCGCCGAACGTTCTAAGTTCGTAGCACTCTTCACACTCACGACACTCAAATTGGTGTTTGCCTATGACCTTCGAGTGGCATTTATAGTCCCTTACCCACCCCTCCAACTCCGGGTCCGCTTCCGGCTCCAGCGCGGCCAGCGCGGCGCGCAGTATTTCTATGCGGCGGTTCTGGCAGGCAACACCCTCCATCTCCCACCGGCACCTGTATTGGTCCGGCGGATACTCTAGGTTGTAGTACGCGCGCGCGGCACGCTCGATCTGTTCGTCGGTGTAGGTGGTCATAACGTGGCCTCCGCCAGCGGCACGAGGCGGACAGGCTGGATAAGGGTTTCGTCATTGATGTGGTTGTAAAAACGATCTGGTCCAAGTGAAAGAATGGTATCCATGTCCTTTATGTGCAGTGAACCATTGGTAATGAATAGCAGGTCGTTCCCGTCCATCTGGAATGCCTGCACCTTGCCCCCGTCCGGCACGGCCACCAGCACGGTAGCGGCGGCGAGGCGGTCGGCCCAGGTTCTGATTTTTTGAGCCGCATCCGGTCCTTCGTACATCGGCCCGTAGGTCAAGTTATCTTCTAAAAAGTCTGCTGTTTCTCGCATCTCTTCGATGATGTTGCTCATTCTTCCGGTGCTCCTGTCTCTGGTTCATCAAACGGGCTGCGGTCTAGGGCGTCAAGTATCTGCGCCGTGGTGTAGCGCAGCTTGAGGCTGTCGATGCCATACTGTAGCGACTTCGGCACCGTCGTCGGCGTGCTCGGCGGAGGGTCTGCGGGTGCGGTGCCTGGGTAGTAGATCCAGCGACGCGGGCGCTGTCGGTTTGGCTTACCTACTGTATCTCCAGCCATCAGAGACCAGGTCCCATTAGGCTCCAGCCGGAACGTGCGGTACTGGTCTATGTTGATCTCCGCGATTACTGGGCGGCCTACTTCGGGCAGGTCTGTTCGCCAGTCAGTGCCCACAGCCGCGCGGGCACGGGCGAGCGCGTGAACGTGCTGTTCCCAGAGGCAAAAGTGGCCCTCTGGGTGCGGCTGTGCGCCGAACGTGAGTCGGTCTGGCGTGTCGGGCATGTATGGGGTTGCGTCGGTCATGGCGTGGGCTCCTGGTAGGGGTTGAGTTCGGCAAAGGCGATAGGAGGATCGTGCTCACAGCAATCAGGATTACCACAGGTCCATTGCCCATCTTTCAGCCGGGTTAGTACGATGAGGTTATACGCGCAGCCTGTTGGTGTCCATTGCCAGCATAGTAGAGGTACTCCCTTCGGCGCATTCTCCACGTCCGTGCGCCACGGCCCGGCGGCGCAGGCGGCGAGTTGGGACTCAAGATCGTCTATCATATCTATGACATCCGAAATTGTGGCATAGGGCAAGTCTGCCGCACGGCTATTAAGATCTGTTATGTCGTCGAAGATCATCCCAACAGCTCATCTATCGCCGCGTCCCGCTCCGCGAGCGCGGCGTTACGGTTGCGCAGGCTGGCAATGGCGACCCCATGCGCACCAACAGACACGCTCTGCATGGTTTCTCCATCTAATGAACTCAGCCCCGTCACCGCCGCGAGGTACACGGCGTCGTAGTGCGCGCGGAGATCCTGCACCACAGCCTTACGGCACTCATGGCAGTACTTTATGTTCCACGACGCCGCACTGTGCTCGCGGCCACACATCTTGCATCGGACATCGAATCCCATCACTTCTCTCCTTTCGGCACGAAGGCCGGGCAGGCGGGCCATGAGGTATATATCGGAATCCAGTCGTCTTTCGACACAACCCGCCTACACGCAGCCCAGTTGCATTTATCATGGATGACCGGGCCCCACGCGCACTCGCCACAGGTCTTGCCGTGAAAGGCTGACTCGCGCGCAGACATCGCTGCTACGCTTCGACAGTCCCAACACAGACCCGTACTGGCATCTACGCCACGATGACCGGCTGGCAACTTGCATCCTGAGCAGATCATCACACACCGCCTTTCGCGGCCTGCGCCTTGTCCCACAGCGCGTGGGCGAGGGTGATTGCGGCGTTCGGGGTGAAGGTGAGGCAGGTATGCGGTGGCAGCAAGAGAATGATGCCTCCATAATCATTGGTGTCCGCCACCACTTTCAGATACTTGCCTTCTGCCTTCACCTCCACCGGCCCGGCGTCCGGCATGCGCACGTGCCAGCGAATGTGCCCACCACTATAAGTTACTTTTCCAACCTCGCACCTCGGCTCCAGCGCCATGAGCACGGCGCGGATGGCGGCAAGCCAAGAAAAGCGGATAATTTCCTTTCGCGATATATGTGGAAACTCTGCGCCGTTCGGGTGGCAACATTCATAATGCTCTGCGTTGTATGCTTTCTGTGCTATCTGTGCTATCTCCGCCAGCCGCTCCAGCTTCGGTGCGTCGGCGGGTTCGGAAAACTCAGCTTCATCCGGGACGCCCACGTATTTCTGCGTCCATTCCGCTGCTGCGATGTGCGCGAAGGCCGCGCGGGCCTCGATACGAAATGTCTCTTTATCTAGCTGGTTCGCGTCTAACTTGCAGTAGTCCGCATAGACTTGTCGCAGATGCACTGCCAGCGCCTCCACCTGGGCGTCAGTTGGCTGCGCGGGGTCCACCGGCGCGGCAAGGTACGGCGCGAGGTAAGACAGCACTGAACGACCAGCATCCACAGGGGTTCGATTGCCCTCGATTACGCCCGCCAACTCCTCCGCGCTCGGCACGCCCGGCGGCACGTCGATAACGGCGCGGGCGGCGAGGTAGTCCATGAGTACGCGTAAGCATTTCAACCCATCACCGCCAAGATCTGCGCCATTGAAGACGTTTGCCGCCTCTTTTTCCGTGCAGTCAAACCGCACCTTCACCGGCGCGGTGCGGGTGGCGGCAAGCTCCGCCCGCGCGGCGTCGCGTTCGGCCTTCAACCCCCGCACGGCATCCGCGAGGCTCGCGGTGCCGTCGATACCAAGCAGCACGCGCGCTTGGTGGATATCGTTATCCACCTCCGGCTGCGGCAGTTCAAACTCCGCCGCGCGCCGCCAGCGGTCACGGACTACCTGTTTAAGCTCCGCCCAGGGGATGCACTCACCGGCCTCCGTGCCGAGGTATTCGAGGCGCAACTGCTGCGCGCGTTCGTCGATCCTATCCATGTTCGATGTCCTTTCTGAATGCGGCGACTGCCGCGCTTACGTTAGGCTGTTCGCGCAGCACGCCGGCGAATCCGCCGTGCCGTTTAACAGCGTCAATAAAGTTTTGTTGCACCGCTGATACGCGTCCCCGCGCGGCCTTCGTCTCGCAGGCTGTAAACACGCCCAAGGTACGGCCCACGTCGCCGGGCTGTACCACGTATTCAGTGATACCGATGAGATCGCTACTGCCGGGCGCGAGGCCGAACCGGATGAACCGCCCGTCCATCGTAGTCGCGGTGCCGACGTTGTTCCGCAGCAGCCACAGGCCGTGCCGGTGCGCCTCCAGCATGGCGCGTTTCATGAAGGCGGTTTCGGTCATGCTAAAAGTTCCCATGCGAGTCTTGCCACTCCCGGAACCTGGCCATTACCAATGGCTGCGTTACGTTTGTCCAGTTCAGTGGCCAACCCATCAACCATTCTCGGAATATTGTGGACTTGCTCAGGTCTTGACGGCCAAGCTGAATCAGAAATTGCTTTAGGTCTGTATTTCTTTTTACTCCGTTCACGTACGGCGCCGCCCCATTCCAAATTGCCCCGTTTAATTTTCCGTACGCTTCTATTTTCGTCGGCGTCGGCCACAATCCAGATACGGTCCCGTTTGTGCGGGGCACCAACGTCGCAAGCGCCGATAACGCCCCATCGCGCATCATACCCCAGCGCGGCAAGGTCGGCGAGGACAACATCGAGTCCTCGGGAAACAAGCAGGGGTGAATTCTCCACGAAGACGTAGCGCGGTCGAACCTCGCTGATAACGCGGGCCATGTGAGACCATAGCCCGCTTCGGGCGCCGGTGATTCCGGCGCCTTTTCCGGCTGAGGAAATATCCTGGCAGGGGAAGCCGCCACTGATAACGTCAACCCTTCCGCGCCATGGTGTTCCGTCGAATGTGGTGATGTCGTCCCATATGGGGAACCTGGGCAGTATGCCGTCTCGCTGTCTGGCAAGCAATACCCGCCGAGGGTAGTCTTCGATTTCGACGGCGCAAACACAGCGCCATCCCAATAGATGTCCGCCGAGGATACCGCCTCCTGCCCCTGCAAATAGTGCCAGCTCACGTAGTGATTCTCCTTGGTCGGTCATGCCGTTACTCCCAGCGCGGCGTTATGCGCGGCGGTTATCTGTGCCGCGACGTGCTCGCGGAACGGCCCGGCGATGATGTTATTCTCCGCGTCCCGCACGAAATACCACTCCATGGGCGGCGCGGTGTCGAGGTGAATATCAGCGCGCACGATGTGCCAGAGGTGAGGGGTCATGCTTCAATCTCCACGCAAAATGCGGTACCGCCCCAAATATCGACACGTTCACCGGTATCACAATATTTAAATCTTACTTCGCCGCGCCTGCTTCGGTAACAAAATACTATTCGTCCGTCTACTACATATAACCCAATAGGTGGTGTTTCGCACAGGCTGGTACTGTCTTCGCTCACCCTGATATTCATGCCGTCGCTCCTGTTACTCGTTTCTGTTTAGCCTGCCAGCGGTGCCAAGCCCAGCCGGGCTTATACCCGCGCGCCTCCGCTATGGCCTGAAAATCTTCAAGCGAATTTGCTTTCCATTCGTCTACCTGCGCCGCGCGGTGTACGGGCTTCACCGCGCCCCACTGGGCGTCCAGCAGCGTTAGCTGCCCATCCATCTCTTCGATCTCGCGCTGCCGAATCGGGTACACATACCCGCAGAACGGGCACACCGGGAGCGGGACGTGTACGCCGCAGCACTGGGCGCACACGCGCACGCTCACCACGTCGACCTCGGCTTCCTTCTTCGTGCGCTTCGCGGATACCAGACTCCATTCACGCGGCGTCTCCGGCACCCCGTGTTTCAGCGCGTTTCCTACGTGGTCCAAGAGCACCGCGTGCTGCTTGCCCGGCGCCGCGCGCAGGATACGCCCCATCTGTTGCATCCATAGGCCCATGGACTGCGTTGGCCGCAGGAATATTCCGCACTCCACCACGGGCACGTCAACGCCCTCGGATATCAGGTCGCACGTCGTTAGTACCTGTAACGCGCCATTGCCGAGCGCCGATATGAGCGCGCGGCGTTCCGCGTTCGTTTTAGTGCCGTCGATCTGCGCCGCGCGGTATCCGGCGGTGTTGAACCGTTCGGCCCACGCATCGGCGTCCGCCCGTGAGATACAGAAACAGATCGCGGGCTTGCCATCCGCGTGTTGCCGGTAGTGGGCGATAACGTCACCGACGCGGACGGATTTTTCGCGGCGTTCCAGCGCCTCGGCTGCGATGAAGTCGCCCGCCTGAACGTGCAGCCCCGCGCGGTTGAACCCGGCAAAACTATACGTGCGCGCCGGGGCGAGGAACCCGCGCGCGGTGAGATCTGTTACCGACGGCCCTAGTATCAGGTCATCAAATCCGGCCTCGGCAAGCCCGGTGCCGTCGGTGCGGCAAGGTGTCGCGGTCACGCCCAGGCGGTACGCGTCCGGGTAGGCGGCGGTAATTTTGCGCCACGTCGTAGCCGTCGTATGGTGTGCCTCGTCAATGATGAGTAGATCGAACTGATATCGGTCCATCCGGTTTACCAGGGTCTGCACGCTGCACACCTGTACCCGCGCGTGCCGGTTCGGCGTCTGGCCCGATAACACGACGCCGTGCGGCGTGTCACCGAGGGCGCGGCACGTCTGGTCTATGAGTTCGCGCCGGTGCATCAGGATACCGACGCGGAGCGGGGTATGCGCCGCGATGTGGCAAAACAAAACCGTCTTGCCGCCGCCGGTTGGCAGGACGTAAAGCGGTGCTCTACGCCCTGCCGCCCAAGCGCGGTTAATTCCGGCGATGCCAGCGATCTGGTAGTCGCGCAGTGGCATGCTAGAACGGTATCGCCGGTGCGGCGGTCGTGCCGGATATCGTGGCCTGTGCTGGCGTGGTGGCGGGTGCTGGCGCGCTGTCCGGCACGCCGTTCAGGAACGTGTAACTGCGGTCGTTGTACGTGCTCACTGCGATGTTCACCGCGCGTCCCGCGAGTTCAGGAAGGCGCCGCACGCAGCCACTGAAGTTCGGCTCGATGATGCCCATGAGTTCGAGGTGTCCCTTCGTCTTTCCGAGCTTCTTCGGGTCGAGGCCGTCGTTCATCCAAGTCTTGCGCCCGTCGCAGTCGCCGCCGATGACGCGGAATTCCCACTCCATCCTGGGCGAGCCGTCCTTCCACGCGCCCATTTTCACGCTCACGATTTCGGCGGCATATTTGCCGTCCGGCACGGGCTCGCTGGAGGTAGGCGCCTCACTGGGCGTCGTGCCCCACATCGCGTCGAAGTCATCGTAGTCAGTGTAATCTGTTTCAGCCATTGGTAGTCTCCGTGTTTGTTTCAAGTGTTTCGAGTTCGCGTGTGCTTACTCGTATCTGAGCATCATCGGCGGCGCGCTCGCGGCCCTGCGGCCAAATCGCGCCGTAGTAGTAGGTCCGGCCCGCGCGGGTGAAGGTATCGAATATCATCCCTGTATCTCCCGATACGTCCCGGCGTCCACCAGCACCACGCGCATCGGCGTGAGCGCCTGTGCCATCGCGCGGTAGTATTCCGGCCCTATGTTGTTGGGTGTCCCCGCGAGGATAACCGTACCCGTCGCGGCCTCGCGCAGGCGGAGGCAGAGCGCGCCGCGCTGTATCGGGTCCAGTTCGTTGGTTTCGTCGAGTAGTACCGGCGCGCCGCAGTCCGCGAACGCGGTGGCAAACGCGAACGCGACGCGCGCCCGCTCCCCGGCGGAGGCGAGGTCCAACCGCCTACCACGGTAGAGTAGCTGAAATATCTTGCCGTCCGGCTTAATATCCAAGCCGCCGCCGCAGTACTGGTTCACCCGCGCGACTATAGGCGCGGCGGCCTCGGCTAGTAGTTCGCGGTAGGCTACGCCGTCGTGGAATTCACGGACGCCGAACGCGACGTGTGAAAGTTCCTCCGTGAGCGCGGCGACCATCGTTTTACATTCCGCCAGCTCGCGGTGCTGTTCCAGTATCGAAAGCTGCGTGTTAATGAACTGAATATCAACTAGCAGCTTATCTAGTTGCTGTTCCACCTCAGCCAGCGGCGGGCCATCGTAGGGCGGCGGCATCCGGCGCGCGGCTTCCAGTTCGGCGGTGGCCGCTGTGAGCCGTTCCGCCGTGCCGGGTGGCGGCGGCGTGAGTTCGCGCAACGCCGCACGTGCCGCGTTCGCCTCGGCAAGCGCGGCCTCCTGTAACGCCTCTGCTGCTGTAACGGCTTCGGCACACGCGGCCACACGTTCAGCCACGTATTCCTCGCGTTTCGCTTTCGTGAATTTGCCGCCGCACGTCGGGCACGTTTTTGGCGCATCGGCCCGCGCCGCGTCCATCCCGTCCGCCGCCGCGCGCGCGGCCTCGTTCGCCGCGTTCATTTTCTCTTCAGTTTCGGCCACCGCGCGCTGTGCCGCCGCGTAGGCTTCGGCTTCCGCATGTGCTAGCTGCGCCGCTTTATGCTCGGCTTCCAGTTCTGAGAGCGGCAGTACGTTCACCGGCGCGGCCTCGGCCCGGCCTTTCTGCACGTAGAGTTCCCGCTGCGTATCGAGTAGCGCGGTCACCTGCTGCCGCAGGCGCGGCATATCGTCAACTGTAACGCCGGGGACGGGTTTCAGAAATCCGTACTCCGCGATCTTCGCGTTGGCGAATTTCAGATCGCGGTTGATTTCCGTGCGCCGGTCGTAGCAGACGCGGCCTAGGCTCTCGAAGCCTACCACGTCGCCCAGTGCGATATGCCGCCGTCCCGCGAGCGTCACGAGGTACTGCCGGTGCTCCGGTGTTATCCGGTCATCCAGCGCCCGCGCCGTGAGCGCGCCGCCCAAGTAGCTGGACAGGATATCCGAAAATTCTTTGCCGGCAACAATGCGGGCGGGGAACATGCACACCAGCGCGTGCCGCTGGTTGATGCCGAACGCGGCCCACAGCGCCGACGGTGACGCGATATCCTCGCGCACTTCGCCGGTGTCGATTTCGGTTAATAGCCACTCGCGTTTTTTGCCCAGCGTAAGGCTGATACGGTAGGCCGTGCCGCCGTGGCTGAATTCGAGTTCCACTACGGCCTGCGCCGCGCCGTCGCGTATCAGGTCGGCATAGCCCGCGCCGCGCGCGTCGGTGTGTTGGCACCAGCCCATGAGCGCAAGCTGGATGGCTTCGTGGATAGTTGATTTGCCCGCGCCGTTGAGCCCGATGAAGAACATAGAGTCGTGCAAGCAGAGTTCGGCGTACTCAACGTCTTTTAAATTCTGGAGGGTGAGGCGGTGGAGTTTCATGATGCCGCTCCTTTCGCGAGTACTGTGTTGATTATCGACTGAATATCGACCGCCACCGCCGCCGCCGCATCCGCCGCCGCGTCCGCCGCCGCCACCGCCGCCGCCCCCGCCGCCGCCGCCGCCGCCCACGCCGCCGCCGCCGCCGCCGCCGCCGCCGCCGCCCCCGCC